CTACAGACGGCGCGCGCCCAGGCTGACGGCGCGCGCCAGCATCTGGGCGATCTGCGCCTCCGATCTCAGCAGGGCCTGCGGCCCGCCGCCCAGGCTCAGGTTCACCGTCACGGGCGATCCGCCCACGCTTGCGGTTTCGATCGTCCCGGCCGTCATGGGCCGGAACACTTCCGGCCCCCTCTCCCCGACCATATAGGCGACGCCCGCCGCCACGGGCCCGCCGTCCGCGCGCGTTCCTCCGAACAGTCCGCCGACGACCTGCGCCGCCGCGCGTCCCAGCCCGCCGGAACCTGTACCCGCCGCACCGCCCGCACCTGATCCGCCCGCGACCGCATTCACCGCCGTCACGACCGCCTGCGCCAGTTCGGCCAGACTGATCTCCCCGTCCGCCGCCGCCCTGGCCAGCGACCGCGTCAGGCTTTCGCCCGCCCGTCCGAACGCCGCCTCGATCGACGCCGCCGCCCGCTCGGCCGGCGCCCTCAATCCCTCCAGCGCCGCTGCGGCCTGCGCCGTGTGTTCGGCCAGGTCCGGCCAGCCCGCGCCCGGCAAGGCCTCCGCGCTCTCATCCCTCATCCCGTTCATCCGGCCAGGCCTCCGCCATACGTTCCAGATCCGCCCGGCCCAGCGGGGCGTCGCCCGCCCCGGCCGTCAGCATCCGCCATTCCCGCACCGACAGCCGCCACACCTCCGCCGGCGCCAGTCCCATCGACAGTCCCGTCCTCAGGACCCCCGCCCAATCACCGACCCGGTCCCCCGCACGGTCTCCGGCACGGTCTCCGGCCATCATGGCCTTTCACCCGTCACGACGCCGATGCGGCGAGGGCCGCGGCCACGGCCTGCGCCGCCTCCACCGGCCCGACGCCGCCCGACATCAGGTCCCGCGCCGCCTCCGCCTCACCCCCGCCGCGCAGCAGGGCCGCCAGCACCACCGCCAGATCCCGCGCCGACGGATGCGCCAGCCGGCTCGCCAGCTCGCTCATCCCGGCCAGCTCCAGCCCGGTCTCGATCTCGGCCAGGGCGCCCAGCGTCAGGCACAGCCGCCTCGGCTCTCCCGCCAGTACGACCGAGGTCTCGCCCCTCGCTCCGTTCGCTCCCGCCGTCACAACAACTCCCCTCTTCACAGGGCCGCGAACGCGATCTCGCCGGCGCTCGCCAGACTGATCGCAAAGCTCGCCTCCCCGTCGTGCTCGCCCGCATATTCCAGCGCGCTCACCAGAAACGGTCCCTCCAGCACCCCGAAGTCCGGCACGATCAGTCGCCAGGTCCGCGCCGCCTGGCTGAAGAAGACCTCGCGCATCGTCGCGTCGGACGCCGCATCGCGGAACACGCCCTGCCCTGACGCCGCCGCCGACCGCACACCCGCCCCGGCCAGCAGTTCCCGCCAGCGCCCGGCGCTGTCGCCGTCCGTCACATCGACGGTCCGCGCGTTCAGCGAGATCGTCCGCGCCCTCAGCCCCGCCACCGTGACGAAGGCCTCCGGCGCTCCCCCGTCCCCGATCTTGAGCAACAGGTCCTTGCCGCGCTGTGCGCCCATCTCTCGTCCTTTCAGATTGCCTTGTCAGATCGCGTCTTCGGTCACGGCCCTCAGCCGCATGACCCCATAGGTCCGCCGCCCGTCCGCGCTGCGGAACACCTCGACCGAGGTCGTCGTCAGGCTCACGGTCCGCACCCCGTCCGTCGCCGGCGCCGCATCCTCCAGCGCGACCCGTATGGCGGCGCAGATCGCCCGCGCCTCCTCCGCGCCCCGGAAGCCCGAGACGCAGGTCAGGCCAAGACGATGCTCCGTCCCGCCGCCGTCCGCCCCGACCGGCCGGCTCACGCTGCGGCCGATCCTCAGCCAGGGCAGGACGGCCTCGTCCGGCGGATCGTCATGGATGCGCGGCGGATCGCCCAGCAGGGCGCACACCGCCGCATCGCCTCCCAGCCGCACGATCAGGCCCTTCACCAGCGCATTCTCGTGGCTCATTCCCGCATGACTCATTCCTGGCCCTCCAGCTCCAGCTTCAGGCCGTTTCCGTCCGGGCCCAGACTGCGGATGCGCCACACCCCGCCCCGGAACCGCAGGCTTCGCCCGACGACCAGACGCCCGTCGCGTCGCGCCGCCGCCTCCATCCGGCGCCGCAGTCTGGCCCGGCCGTCCTCGACGATCTCCGCCGGCTGTTCGCGCCCCGGCCCCAGCCAGACCTGTCCGTGCTCCTGCCAGCTGACCGACCGGCCGCCATAGGGCGTCTCCGCCTCCACGGCCTCGACCACCTCGGCCAGAATCCAGCTTCCAATCCAGCTTCGCGCCCCGTTGCCGGACACGCTCCCTGGCACGCTCACAGCCGCACCTTCCGATAGGGCGCGATCCAGGCCTCGACGGCGGGACCGGCCAGGACCGTACCGCCCCGCTCATAGGCCCCGAGGACCAGCATCAGGATCGCCAGCCTCAGTGCCGCCGGCGCATCGCCGTCCAGCGTATCTCCGATCTCGCCCTCCACCCGCGCCCGGGCGGCGTCGATCAGGGTCTGGATCAGCCCGTCCTCCGCCGCCTCGGTCGCGCGCAGGAACAGTCTCGCCTCCGCCAGTGAAACAGGCGCCGTCATGGGATGCTCCGGGTCCAGGGGATGGTCGAAAACGATCCGCGCCGGCGAACAGCGAGCGGCCTTCGCTCGCCTCCTGCCCGCCGGCGCGTTTCACTCGCCGTCAGCTCGCGGCGAACTTCATCAGCTTGATCGCGTCGAAGTTCTGCACCCCGCCGCCCACCCGCTTGGTGGTGTAGAACAGCACATAGGGCTTGGCCGAATAGGGGTCCCTCAGCACCCGCACCCCGGCCCGGTCGACGATCAGATAGCCCCGGCGGAAGTCGCCGAAGGCGATGGCCGTGCTGTTCGCGGCGATGTCCGGCATGGTCTCGATCTCGGTCACCGGATAGCCCAGCAGGCTGGCCGTCTCGCCCGGCCGCGTCGCCGGCGCCCAGATGTAGTTGCCGTCCGCATCCTTGAACTTGCGCACCGTCGAGACCGTTCGCCGGTTCATCACGAACCGCGCGTTCGGCCGGAACTGGGCCCTGGGCGCATAGATCAGGTCGATCAGACGGTCGGTCGGACTGGTCGAGGCGAAGCCGCCCGCCGCGCCCGACGCCACATAGCCGATCTCGCCCCAGTCATGCCCGGCCTCCGCCACCACGTCATAGTGCAGGAAGCCGCGCGGCTTGTTGGTCCCGTCGCCGTTGACGAAGGCCTCGGTCTCCTGGGCGGAAAACGCGTCCTCGACCTCGGCCGCCAGCCAGTCGTCCAGATCCACCAAGGCGTCGTCCAGCAGGGTCTGGGTCGCCGCCGGGCAGGCGTAGAGATCGGCCGAGGGAAACTCCAGCAGCGCCAGGGTGGCCGGATCCGTCTCCGGCCGCGCCGCCGTCTCCGCCGCCCAGCCCGAGGCCACGCCCGCCGTCGAGACCGGCTTCCGGAACACGCCGGACGCCACCGTCCGCACCGTGGCGATCTCCCGCATCGGCGACACGGCCATCAGACGCCGCTCGATGGCCCGCTCCGTCTCCGGCGGCACGACGTAGCCGCCCGAGGTCGGCGCCGTCGACAGGCCCGCCTTGACCTCCAGCAGGCCCGCCGCGCCGGTCCGCACATAGCCCTCGAACGCCTGCTTGGCCTCCCATCCTCCGCCATCGGGAGGGGCGGACCGGCCAAAGGCCGGGCCGGAGGGGGCCGAACCGAACTCACCCGTCGCCGCAATCGCCGGCCGACGCGCCTCGCTGATCATCCGGTCCAGCCGCGCCTGGGCGCCGGCCACCGCCTGATCGATGCGCGCCACCTTTTCCTCCAGCAGGACGTCGGCCGAGCTTCTGCGCTCGATCTCGTCCAGCCGTGCGTCGTTCGCGCCCTTGAACGCCTCGAACGCCGCCAGCACCTCGCCCAGCGCTGCGCGCGTCTCCACCCCCGCCCCGCCGGAATGGGCCAGGACCTGTTTCGTCTCTTGCATGCTGTCTCCGTTTGAAAAACCGCAAGTCGCGGCTAGGCTCGGGTCAGGCGGACGCCCGCCCGGAAGTTCGAATTCGTGCTGCTGGAGCAGGGACGCCTTGGCCGACAAATACCGCCGCCAGACCCGCGTCCCGCCGCGCTTCTCGACCACCGAGACCCGTCTGATGGCGGCCCTGGCCCATGACCTGCGCAGACAGGTTCCCGACCTCGCCGGCCAGTTCGAGGAGGCCCGTCCCGGCCTGCGCCGCAACACCGCTTTCGGCTGGTATGTCGAAACCATCGTCGACCGCGCCCGCCCCCTGCCGGACGCCGGACCCAGCGGCCGTTTCGGCACGGTCCACGCCATGCTGGCGGGCCTGCCCGAGGCCGTGGCCTTCCAGGTCGAACTGGCCGACGGCCGCCTTCTGGCCGTGCACGGCGACAGCTACGGCCAGGACACCCGCGCCATCGATTTCGCGACGGCCGCCATCACCGAGATCTTCACCGTCGACGCCGACGGCCGCTCCATCCCCTACGCGCCCGCGACCGGCTACCGGGCCGACAGCCCGCTTCGCGTCCTCCAGCGCAATACGGACCCCGAGTCAGCGCCGCCGCCCGAACCGCCCCGCCTCGTCAACGTCGGCCCGCTCCAGCGCGTGCAGGACGTCGGCCGTCCGCCCGATTCCAGAAGCCCGCTGTCCCAAAGACTGGAATCCGGGGCGACCACGACGCCCGCGCCCGCCGACGCCCTGGCAGCCCTCGACGACCACGCCTCCCTCCTGATCGGCCTCTGGGTCGCCATCGGCGCCGTCGCCATCCTGGCCGTCCTGCTGTTCGACGTCCCGGTCTTCGTCTCCCTGTTCGTCGCGGTCTTCATCGGCCGCGCCATAAAGAACCCCAAGGCCCTCGACCTCATCGCCCGGGCCCTGAAGGACTGGCAGGCGCAACAGGGCAGGAAGTGAGCGGGGCGGCGTCGCCGTCGCCCATGCTATCCTGACGCCATGAAGCACCGGGTCCTGACGTCCATCGCCCACAACATCGCCGACTCCCTTGGCGGCGGGATGGGTTTCATGATCGGCGTCTATCAGATGGACGTCTTCGGCGAGGCCGCCGCCGGCCCCGAAGGATTCATCGAAATCGACCTGCTGACCGGCGTCATGTCCGGCGTCATGCCGTCGGCGTCTCTCGCGCGCGCCGTGCGCCTTTACCGGGACGCCCTTCCCGACCTGTGCCGACGGCACGGCGGGGACGTCGCCGACTTCGCCCGACTGGCGGTTCGCTATTCCGGCGCCCCCACCCGCACCCTGATCGTGGAAGTGACCGACCGGTCCGGCAAGACCTCCCGCGACGTCTACGCCGGCCCCGACGCCGCCCGCCCCAGGAGCCTTGACCCGCTCGGCCGCATCCGGCGAACGCGCTCAAGCCCGACCTTCGCGCCGGGCCAGGACTGAAACCCTCACTCCTCATCTGCGGGCGGATGACGCCTGGCCGATCCGGGAATATGCTGACGCTTCGCATCACGCCGGGGGGCCCATGAGCGCGTTCGAGTTTCTCTTCACCCTTTACGGGTTGGTGCTCGGCCTGTCGGTGGTCGAGGTGGTGTCCGGGTTCGCCCGCCTCGCCCACGAGCGCGGGACGGTGAAGGTCGGCCTGCTGACGCCGATGCTGGCGGTTCTGTTGCTGCTCGACCTGGCCAGCTTCTGGGTGGGCGCCTATGGCCGGTTCCAGACCTACGACCTGACCTATGCGACCTTGGTGATCTCCCTGCTGATCGCCAGCCTGTACTACGTGGCGGCGTCGGTGGTGTTTCCCCGAGACTTCGTCGCCGAGCCCGACCTCGACGCGGTCTTCATGCGCCATCGACGGCTGGTGATGATCATCCTGCTTGTCTGCGGTGTTCTGGCGTTTGATCTCGTCCCCATGCTGACCGCCGAGGGCCGGACCGCCCGTCTGGCGGCATGGACCGATCCTGCGCGCGCCTGGAAGCCCCTGGTTTTCCAGTTCGCCGCCGTCGCCGTCATCTTCGTCAGGGACAAGCGCATCCTGCTGATGCTGCTCGCCGTGATGATCTTTCCCTACATCATCAACTTCGCGACCACCCTGCCGCGATAGCCCGGACGATCCTGAACCTCGCCTCCTCCAGCGCCGGAAACGCCACCAGCGACACCTCCCGCAGGTCGATCCGGCTCAGCACCCTCAGCCGGCCCTCGCGGCGCGCTGCGGCCGTGCGGAATCCGATCGACAGCCCGTCCATCGCCCCGGCGCGGGCCAGTCCCTGCGCCAGCCGCCCCTCGACAGACCCGGAGATAATCCGCCCGCGGACGAATAGGCCGCGACCGTCCTCGACCACCTCGTCCCACAGCCCGATCACCGACCGCGGCTCATGCCGGTGCAGCATCCGCACCCCGTCCGCGCCGGTCCGCCTCAGGCTCTCGCCGAACGCCCCTTCGGCCACCACGTCGCCCTTCAGATCCTCAACACCCCACAGGGACGCATAACCCTCGATCAGAAGGCTCACCCTCCCGCCTCCAGCCGCCGCTCGATCCGTTCGATCGCCGCCCGCGTGGCCGCGCCCTGCTCTTCCAGCCGCGCCAGCCGCTCGGCCACAGCGCCCTGGTCGCCGGCCCCGCTCTCCAGCGCCGCGATCCGCGCCGAGGCCGCCCCGGCCCAGATCAGGGCCGCCGCCGTCTGCACGATCAGGGCCGCCGCCACCGCCGGCGGGACCCGTCTCCAGTCGTCGCTCATCGCCCGCTCCTGATGTTTCGGCCCCTCATTTTCCGCCCGCCTCATTTTCAGGGCCCTCATTTTCCGGGCCCTCTCCCAGCCCCGCCATCCGCCGCCGTTCGGCGTCCGTCAGGAAGTTCGCCGCCGACAGCCGCGTCCACAGGGCGTCGCGTTCGGGCTGCAGGGCCGGAACGGCCTCCAGATCGGCTTCCACCCTCAACCCGGGCGACCTCGCCCCCAGCCATCCGGTCAGGGCCCCGGCCGTCTTCCCGACCAGCGGCAGCACCGTCTGCCGCCAGAAGGCGACATTGGCCTCGCGATAGTTGGCGTAGGTCGCATCGCCCGGAATCCCCAGCAGCTGCGGCGGAACCCCGAACGCCAGGCCGATCTCCCGCGCCGCCGCATGCTTGCCCTCGATGAAATTCATCTCGGCCGGCGACAGGCTCATCGGCTTCCAGTCCAGCCCGCCCTCCAGCAACAGCGGCCGCCCCGCATTCCGGGCGCCCTGATGGCTCTCGGCCAGCTCGGCCTTCAGCGTCTCGAACTGTTCGAGCGTCAGCCGCTCCCCGTCCCGCGCGCCATAGACCAGCGCCCCCGACGGCCGCGCCGCATTGTCCAGCAGCGCCTTGTTCCAGGCGCCCGAGGCGTTGTGCACGTCGATGGCGAACGCCGCCGCCTCCATCGGCGACAGGCCATAGTGGTCGTCCGTCGGGTGGAACATCTTCAGATGCATCACCGGCGACCATCCGTCCGCCTCGCGCCCGATCCGCACCGACCGTCCCGCGACCTCATAGTCATAGGCCTCGGGCCAGCCCGCCGGCCCCGGAATCACCTTCACCCGGTCCGGCCGCAACACCCACAACTCCTCCGGCGCGCCGCCCCCGACCTGTCCCGCCGCCTCCACATAGGCGTTGCCAGCCGTCTGCAGCCCGATATGCAGCGCCTCCAGCCACTCCGGCCCCGACTGCTCCGGATTGGGCCGGGCCAGCAGCCGCGCCACCGGATCGTCGTCACGCCTGACCCCGTCGCGAAACACCGCCAGGGGTGTCGACGCCGCCGCCTCTGCGATCATCCGCACGCAGCGATAGGCCACGGCGTTCTTCACGAAGCCCTCGGCCGCCAGACCTGCATAGTCGCGCGGCGTCCACCTTGGCCGCCCCACGCCCTGCAAGGCGATCAAAGGCCCCGCGCGACTGTCCTTCACCTCCGCCGCGCCCGCACCCTCCCCGAACCTCGCCGCAAACGCCCGCCGCCAGAACCCCAT